CCTACATGCTTTACTCCATGCTCATATTCTTCATTTCCTGGAAAAAATAATAAGTCTCCTGGCTTTGGCCTTAATGATATATCTTTATTTGGAAAGAATAATTCTCCATCTACATAGTCATCATTAATATATATTATTGTTGCATAGTGTATCGATGGATCTGTGTGCTGATCAGTATGTGATTTTAATTCTACGCCCTTTTGCATTCTTTGAATAGTAGCAAGTCCACTAAGTTCAAGTCCTGGAAAAGATGGATGAATTATATCTGCTAGTCTTCCATAAAAAACATTTTGTTCTGGGTGGTGCTTAATGTTTAAATTTTTATCTACCCAGTTTTGAGTAATTTCAAATTTTCCTTCAGCGACTAAGTTATCAACATCTTCTCTACCAAACTTTTCCAAACAAAATCTTTTTAGGTTTCCCATGTACTCTACTTCCCAATCTTCTTGAGAAGCACCATTGATGATACCCCAAATAAAATCTAATTCTTCTTTTGTTAAAAAGTCTTTGATCCAAAGTAATTCTGGAGTTACCTCTTCAAACTCTAAGTTATTGTTTTTTAAATTTTCTTTTAAAGAATCCATCATGTTAAACAGCATCTCCTTTAAATAGATAGGTATTGCCATCTTCATCTATTTTATATCCATCTTTAAGAAGGTTTTGCCACTCTGCTCTTTCAATTTCCTGCTTGGCTCTAGTCTCTCTCATCTCTTCTGCCCAGGCATCTCTTAATTCTTGTGGATATGCGTCTTCTTCACGATCATCCCAGAAAGATCCGATTGTATATCTAACACCCTTAGTTATAAGAGTCACTTCATGCATATTGTTGAATCCCCCATCAAAAGCAGCAAGCATTCCAACTTTAGGCTTTATGCTTATTTCTTGATCTGGAAACTGCAAAAGGCCTCCCTCAAAATCATCATTTAAATATAAAAATGCTGCGTATCTGCTTCTAGTGAATGCGCCAGAGTTTCCATGCTCATCCGTATTGTCAGAATGTTTCCTTGCGTATGCACCTGGCTCCCACTTTTGTGTATGATAACCAATCTGTGAAATTATCTTTGGGTCAAGATCATGAACGCTTGCGACAGCATCTATAATACCCTTTTTCATTTGTGTAAAAATATCAGAAGGCAGACCTTCGTCAACTACATGTTCGTCATTATCTTGTGGAAGAACAGAAGAGTATGATTCATAAAATGATATTGGCATCCAACTAATTGTTCCCAACTCTGCATGCTTATCTAAAACTTTTACAAGTTTAGCAGCAACTTGAGGATCAATAAAGTTTTCATAAATAACTATATCTTTAGTTATTCTATTTTTATTATTTAAGTTCAATTTTCTGTACCCCTTCTTTGTCTATTTTAACTTTATTTGGATTATTTTTTCTATATTCACTACATAAATCCTCATATACTGAAGTCCAAGAATCTCCAAATTCTTTTTCTTTCATTTTCCATTCTTCTGATGGCTCTTCATATTTTAACCAATGTGATCTAGATATATATTTATTATTTTTAGAAACAGCCTTTGCTGCATGTATAAATACTTTACCATCTTCAGTGAGATAGTCTGGATGTCCTGCTGGGAAAACCAATATATCTCCCTTTTTAGGAGCATACGTCATTTGCTTATTGTTTACATAAAATGAAATTTCTCCACCCTCATAATCATCATTATGATATACCAAAGTGCTAAAAACAAATTTATATCCTGGACTCTTAATTGGCTCTCTTGTGTAATCAGAGTGATATGTCATAGCAAGGCCATTGCTATATGCTTCGTATCCAGCAGTACCTGTTGATTCATTTGCTATGTCATAGGAACAAAGTTGTGGCCCACCACACTTCCATAGTTTGTGTTTCTTGTCTTGAGAGAATGCACCAAAATCAACATCTAAGCCATATCTTTCAATATAGTCTTTATCTACCATGTATACATTTTTTGCTATTTCCAACAACATATCATATTGGTCAGACTCTAGTCCTTCTAGATTATTTTTTTCCTGAACAACATCATATCCTTTTTCATGAATATTAATTAAGTTTGGTGTCTGACCTACATATCTCCCAAAATTCATCCAACTTGACCATTTACAAAAATTTGTATCTTTGGCCTCCGACTCTCTGATAATTGCTATATTTTTATCTATATCTTCAAATAAACCTTGATAAAGCATTATGTATGGGTATAATTCTTTTGCAACAAAGTTATTATTCATGATTTCTCCTTATACCGTTTTTCGGATCCCAGGACTTTACTTCTTCTTCTGTAGGGAAAATTCTATGATACTTTACATTTGGGTCTGGCTTTATGTCTCCAGTATGCTCTAAAATTTCCCAAAAAAACGGACAGGTATATCTTAAAGATTTTTTAACTTCTGTTACTCCATGGACATAGTTCATATCTCCTGGGAAAAAGTATGCTGAACCACGCTTTGGTTTAAATTGAACATTTTGATATGGAAAATATAACTCTCCACCCTCATAGTCATCATTAATATAAAACAAACTTGAAATATCGTAATATGGAAAATCATTTGGTAATCCAGCATCTGATCCAAAGTGCAACTCTTTGTCTGCGTGAGGCATTTGAAATTGTCCTGGATTCCACTTAACAATTGTTTGTCCTGTAGGTTGTACCTTTACCTTAAAAAAATCTTCAATAATTGGCTGAAGTCTATTAAATAATCCTATTAGTACTGGAAGAATTTTTGGATCGTTTGCATCTAAAGATGGCGCAGTTGCAACTCTGTCTTTCCAATATTCTGAATCATAAATCACTGTTCCATTTTCATTTATATGACTTTGAGTTACATCCCAAATAGTTATGTTTCTTGCTGCCTTTTCTAAAAAGTCAACCTCTTCTGCAGTCATAAAATTTTCTAACTCAACTATATTTTCAGGACCATAGCCAAAAAACCCAGATGGTGTATCTGATGGCGTTCTTATTACCTTTACTGCATCTTCTGGTATCATATTATTATTATATCATCCTATAGTGTTATCTTTTACATATAACTTTAGTGTCTTTACTTCATGAGACCCTACAGACTCATTCTTTTCATTTACAGCATTTCTATACCAATCCGTCCAGTTGCCAGAAGAATTTAATACCTGTGCTGCTTCTCCATAAGCAATGTTTGAATTTGTCCTAGAGCGATCCTCATCTTTATATTCTACAATTTCAATAGATGTATTATTTAAATGTGTTAAAGATATTGGAATAATTGTTGCAATAGGTGTCCCTGCTTTTATAATGGTTTCTACATTAGCCTTTTTTGCTTTAAGGGCAAGTGGTAGCGGGTTGTCATAGAATGAAGTACTTATCACACTGGACATAGTTTCAAAGTCATCATTAAAATAGTTAACTGGATGTATTGTCCAAATACTAACATCTGGATCTGTTCTAAAAACTAAGGAAGTATTTAAACTTATTGAAGACTGCCCTCTTCCAGAGTATGAACCTGACGGACTTGTAATTTTTACATGTTGATCGGTCTGGTCATTTATTCCATCCCATGTAAAAACTATATCTTCTGAGCATGAAAGATACCAACCTATAACATTTGATTGAGTTACTGGAAAACATCTGTATGCATGATTTTCAGATGTAAGGTCCATCCAGTCTCTTTTGATTGACATTGGTTCAATGTTAAAAATACATCCTGGCATCTTTTCAACTGTAATATTAAACATTATTCATTGGCCCACTTTGGATCATACATATCTGGCGTATGATACTTTTTACTGTAATCCAACATCGTTACAATTGAATATTTGTTTCCAGAATGTACTGGCATTGCCTGATGTGGATACATAAAATTTGATGGGAAAACATACAGATCTCCAGCCTTTGGCTTTATGTTTAAGTTCTGCAGTCTAAAATACAACTCTCCGCCATCATAGTCATCATTAATATATGCAACCAAAGAAACGGTGCAGTTATAAGAGAATCCATGATCGTGGTGCTCTTTAAAGTGTTGTCCTGGTCCATACTTGATAAAGTTAAATGCCTCCCAATACTTTAATGGCATAATGTTATAATCTCTACGATAATCATCTACTGCTGGAGCCTGTGCGTCATAAACGTCTTGCCAAATTTTTTGAAGCAAAAGAGAGTCTTCGCTTTTATCGTTTTCGATATCTGTCTTTTTAAACTTGAAGTCATAACAGTCACGATAGTCTGGCATTAACTGTTGATACCCTACATATGCTGGTAGCCAGTGATATGGCTTACCTTCTGGAGATAACTCTCCCCATGGTGCTGGAGAACCTAAAAGATTTTCTAATCTTTCTATAATATTTAGTTCTGGCTTGATAACATTTCTATAGCAAGTAATTCCAAACCCTAGCGTTTCTTTTTCTGTCCAGGTTGACATGATATCTCCTTTTACCTATACTCTCTTCTTGTCCAAACTTTATCTTTATATACCCCGCCATCTGGCTGTCGATAAATATTTGCGTTATCTACTATTTTAGCATATACTGTTGATGAGTCCAAAATGTCAAGTTCATGCTCCCAGTTTTCTCTTTTAAATGGAAGTATCTGTAGGTATGGAGTTCCTGCTGGAATAGTTCCTTCCCAACCATCAATAATGAAAAATGGAAAACTACCCAATAACTCAACCTTATCTGAGTCTACCACTCCAGTAGTATTCATAAATGGTAGGTCAAACCTATTCATTGGAGTCATAAATAATGCGCTATAACCTTCTGGTAACTTCATGCCCCAATCTGGCATCCAAGCAAAGTGATCTTTGTAATATCCTTGCGGATGTTCAAATTGTGGCATTGGCGGTCTAGATGTACAAAAATCTTTATACATTTGATTTTCTATTTTAAAATCTAAAGAACCTTTACTATTTTTAGTAAATGTAATATCAGTTGGAGTTCTAAATACATAGCCAGTAATAAAAGCATCCATGATTGCTGGACAAGCCTTCCAAGTAGGAATCATTCCGTAGTCATCTATAGTTCCAGATTTTGGAAATGGACAAACCTCTCTTGGCGCTTTATAGTATTCTCCAGTTACTGGATTTTTAGCAAACCTATCAGCATCTTTATACCACTGAGGTATTTCTTTTTGAGTAGGAGTTGGAGCAGATTTACTTTCTTTTGTTAGCCATGGGCGGTATGTTTTAAAGGATACTTTTTGGTATTCATCGGACATGCTGATGACCTAACTCATTAATA